TAAGAGTTAATGTCGAATGGGTTACTGCAGATACTTGACTGTGAGTAGTATTAATTCCAGCAGGATAACCACCAGAAATTGTTACATAATCACCAATAGCAAATGGATTGCCGTTGTTTTCTCCAAAATCAAGAACTGTGGTTGTCCCAGTAGTTATTCCAGAAATCCATTGTCTTGCAACTCTTTGCTTTATTACATCTGAACTATTCGGAACAATCATAAAATCATTTGCTGTTGCTACTGGATTTTCAGAGATCTGAATATATGCAGCAGTAGCACCACAAGAAACACGAAGATAACCAGATTGGAGTGAAATTGGATCTGATGTTGCTGTTGTTCCAGCAGATACACTAACAGAATTAACTGTTTGTACAATTCTAAAAGACATCAATCCTCCTCATCTTCTTCGTAATCATCTTCGTTTGCGTCTTCGTAATCATCAGAACCTTCTTCACCAAAAAGACCAGCAGCAGCATATGGTTTTGCTGCTTCTACTCTCTCTGCACTTTTTGCGAATAGAATTTCTTTAATTCTATCGCTAATTTGTGAAGGCGATTCGTCAGAAACGATCATATCTAATAAGTCGTCCATATTGTTATAATATATAATAACTATAAACTATTTATATCTCTCCACCTTTCGGCATTTGTACTTCTGTTGCTTTTGCTTGATTTGTTATATCTGGTTCCATCATCGGTTGTCCTAAATTCATTCCTGATTGGGGATTTTGTGCTGCGGGCATTCCTGTATTTGGATCAATTTGTTGATTTGGGTCTGGAATAATTCCTTCTTCGATTTCTTTTTTGATCTGTTCGTCTATCTCTTTCATTTCAGTGTCGGATTGTTTTAGAACTTTATTCCTTACATATTCAGCAGAGAAATATTTACCAATATAAGGTTCCATCGCTGCAACTACACCTAATTGGTCGTTTCTTAATTCATTATTTTTAAGATCCGAGAAGTGATTATCATAAACATAGTTATATTGGATATGTTCGTTTAACTTATCCCAATCTTCTGGTGTAACAATATTTTTTAGGATAAGTTGAGTTTTCAACATATCATTAAATACACCAGAGAATTTCTTCCTAAGTCTTCCTACAAATTTTGTGAATTTAAGTTCGTCTCTTAATATTTCAGAAGAACGACCTAAATTAAAGCCACCACCACCAACATCAATTCTACTAGATGGTACATTTAGTGATTTGTAAAGTTTCTTTTGGAAATATTCAATATCAGCAAGTTCTCCTAGATTTTGTCCTCCTGGGAGTGTAGTGATTTCAGTACCACGACCACCTTCTCTTCTGGGTAACCAGAAATCCTCAAGCATCGCCATATACTTGCGATCATCTTTGATTTCTCCAGTATCAGCATTATAAACTAACTTATTGCGATAACGGTTCATTACATCACGAAGATATTGCTCGGCCTTAATCTTTGGAAGATTACCAACATCAATATAAAATATTCTTCTTTCTGGTGCTCTTGATAGTCTATAAATCACAAGACTATCTTCGATCATTCTTAATTGATTAAGAGCCTTAATTGATTTATGTAAGTATGATAAAATAGTTTGTTTATTTCTATCAACTAAACCAGAAGTAACAAAAGTAATTGCATCTTTTGCAATTTTTACACTCTTTGAATCATTTCTATATGATATTGAACCGCCACTTTGAATAGCAGCATTTGGATCGTATAGATAATATTCTTCAATTTTTGGTGCTTGGTATAAATCCATTTGATCCTTTCCTACAGTCACCGCAGTAGGAAAGTTTGGATTTGGATTAGCCTGTTCAGCTTTACGAATATATCTAATCTTTAATGGATCGATATATCGTATTTCTTGTATTCCAGCAGCAGGATTTTTTAAATCAATTACCTTATGATAGAATATTCTACCATCTACATACCAATTTCTAAAGATTTCGTGAGATTTTCTATCAAAATCCATAATTTCTTTGATAGACTTAAATTCATCTCTAATGATTTGTTTAAGTTTATCTGATGCTGGAAGATTGGAGAGTTCTATCTCTACCGGAGAATCATTCAGATCAGATACAATCGCTTCATTTACTACATCTTCGATTGCACTATCGCATTCTGGGTGAAGAGACATCTCACGATATCTTCTTACTAAATCTTGTTCGTTCTTGTAAACACCTTCGATGTCTACATATTGTCCGTAGAAACCACTAGAAACATAAAAATCTGATTTATCTTCATCATTAGGAGGTACTGGAGAAATAAGTTTTTTAGACTTATCCTCCCCCGTGTCCTGAATTTTAAACCCAAATAATTTAGCCATCAATAATTAAAAATCAGTTTCTATTATTTAGGGAGTAGTTCCAGGAGTAGGAGTAATGACAGTAGCAGAACTTCCAATTTGGCTAATACCGCTAGTATCCATAATATCCACCCATTGTACTTGTAGATCTACTGTAAATTCTTCGATTGTATCGGAAGAATCATAAGAGAGTTCAATTGCACTTACGGAAGTTGGGAATACTCCGTAAAACTTATATGATTTCAGAACCGGAATTTTTCCAGATCCTGTGGTTGGAGTACCTGCACTAGTAACTGAAGATTTTCCAAATTGTCTAACTGTAATATCTTTCTGATAATCTGTTGGATCTAATGTTCCTGCATTATCTTCGTGTTTGTTGATATAATTCATCCACTGCTCAAATGCAGTTCTAATTTGGAAATCAGTATCATTAATGACTGTAATAGACCAAGGATCAAATGTACGATCACCAGCAATTTTTAGATTTCTTCCTCTAAATGGAACATCAATAACTCCAAGATTGGATGCAGGAAGAGATGCTGCTTTAACTAAAAATCTAGTGATCTCGGATAAAGTGGTATTACTTGTTCCTATATCACTAGGAAAGTAAAGCTCAACTTCAAATAAATTGGGTCTTGCTCCTCCACCTGTGAGTTTAGTCTTAAAGGTGTCTAGAGTTCTGCTGGAAGTAGTAGGGGTGTCGTATGCCATTTTTGGGTTCCTCTATAATAGGTTAAACATTACCAACAACTTCTTGGAAACTTACCCCGGTGCGTGTAGCAACAAAAGTAAGACCGATGAAGTTAATAGTTCTAGCTGGTTTCACATAAATTTCAGCTCTAAATTGATTGGAATCAATTACATCTGGTGTATTATTTGATTCATCACAAACCACCAAGAAATCAGTAATTCCTCTTTTTCCTTTTATATCACGAAGATATGGTTCAATTATATTTACAAAATTGGATCTTGTGATTATATCATTGAACTCAAAAAGTTGTGCTCTTGCTGATCTTTCAATTGTTGCTTCGATTGTAAGGAACAAACGACGAACATTAATTCTATCAAATGCCGAAGCATACGATAAACCAGTTTTATCACCAAATAGAATAATTCCAGCACCAGGAGAAGAAATGATTGGATTGATTCTATTTGGGTATAGGAGGTCCCTCTGCGCTTGTGAGGGGTTGTATGCAAGTTTTACTGCATTATTGATCGAACCTCTAGAAGAACCGGCAGGAGAGAACCAGGGGTATTGATTGATTGATGTTCTCGCCATTAATCCTGCAACATCAGCATTGCAAGGAATATATCTGAAAGTATTATTAAAACGATCAAATGTATATTTGTATCCACTATCGAATACTGCATATGAACTGGAAGTAATTGAATCGAAGAAATCAATAATATTATTAGTTTGAGTATTGGTATCTGTTATATTAACTACTCCAGATTTGTATGGAGAAATAGTTACTACACAATCCTTTCTTTCTTCAGCAATTGAAATTAATGTATTTGCCTTTGCTTGAGCTTCATATATGGAAGAACCGCCAGAAGGTCCAGTAATTAAATAATTGATAGAATATTCTGCTGGATTTCTAAAAATTTCATATGAACTGACGATATTAGAAAGAGTTGCATCCATTCCACCAGTTGAACTATAATTTAAACCACCTACTAAATTATATGTTACGTTACCAATACCAGAGAATGTTATTC